GACATTCCGCCACTTTTTAGACTTGCTATGTTTTTATCTATGCTTTGAAGAGTCGCCAATGTACTCTGCATAATTTTCATATTATCAGCCACAGTATTCTCCTAAAGACTGTTATAGTAACTATATATTAGCTTTAAGTTCTAGCTCTTAAAAAGTCTTTTAGAAGAATTGTTTGTCTGAGTATTTACGTTTTTGTTGCGGGACTCATTTATTTGTTTTTTCTCTTCTAAAAATTTATCAATAAACCAAGATCTTTTCCAAACAGGCAAGTTATAAGCATCTTTATAAGAAAAACCCAAGTGCTTTATTAAGACATAAATATATTCTAAAATAAAATGTTTACTACTAGCTGTCAGGCCAAAAAAACGAAGTCCCAATAGGAAGATCAACCTCGCTTTCTTCAAAACAGCTGTTACACCTTAGCATGCTTTTCATTTCGACTCCGGGCTCTTGCTTATCAAGAAATTTTCTCAAAGATAAAGAGTCTCTAACAGGCAAGTTTTTGACAAAAAATGCAATCTTGTTTTTATCTGTAATCTCATCTACAGACTGTATTGACCTAGTAAGTCTGTCTGTAACACCTGTATCTGTATTCATGCCTTTCTTCTTTTTTCTCTCATTAATGATCATCATTTCTTTTTCGTCATGCCCAGTAAGAAATTTAACTTTTACAGTTTTCTTTGTAACAGGCAAGACGACTTCAAAAAGATTGTGGCCTGCTTCGACAGGGTCAACTTGAAGTCTTTTAATAGGAAGATATGACAAATCAAATGTAGCTTTATTAGTGGCACTACACTCAGGGCAAGAAACTTCTATTTCATAATCTGCACCATAGCCTGTAATTCTTAAAGCAACCATCAATGCTGTTCTATCGCCTGATATTAGGTCTTCAGAGTTAATTCTTTTATCAATCAAACAGCTATCAATTAATTTTGAAATAACAGTTCCGTCTTTAATGTAAGCTCTAGAAGTCAATATGTCTTCTTCTCTTGCTGTCATAGGTCTAATCTGAAGAGTTTCTTGATTAAACAAAGGACTGTCAGGGTCATAGATTAATCCTCTCGAAGGTAGTGGAACTGATTCAACTGCTATGTCAAGACCGAACTCATCTTTAGCAACATTAGAAACTTGAATAGGACCATTAGCGTCAATATCTTCATGTGACACTGGTTTATCTAGATTGTTCATTTATAAAATACTCCAAAATTATTATATTCTTGTTAATACTATATCACGATCTGCAGTTTGTGTTAAATTATTTTTAGTAATATTTACTAATTCATCTAATCTTATTTCTTCAATATTATCTCTATCTTTACCAAATAAAGAAATAGCTATTTTAGAACTTAATATGTTATTTAAATTATCTTGCTTCTCAGAAAAAGTATTTCCTGTACCTAACTTAACATAAAAGTCTTTAATCATTCCACTTTCAACATAAGAACCAAGCAAACTCGTAAGATCTCTATTTAAAATAATATTTATTGTTTTTAATTTGCTGTTATTATTAAATAATATATCGTTAGTATAAAGTAAGTACTTAATATTTTTTTTAATATCTAACATAATTCTTGTATTATGTGAAAATCTTGTTAAACTATTTCTTCTACTTACTGAAGTGTTTGATGAATTTACATTTAAGACATTTCTTTTTGATACTATATAATTTAAATTGAAAGGCAGAGCATTATCTACTACTCTACTAAAATCATTATTTCCGGAATCATTAAAAGTTGAATTATAGACAGTTGAATATGATATGTTTGAGTCAGAAAATGCATTAAGACTATCAGCAGGAAATCGTATGCTTGATGAAAATGATCTAATTAATAAAGTTGCAGGATGAACTACAAATCTTTTATGTGCTATATTGTCTAAATTTACTATTCCTTCTGATGTATTGCAAACATTTACAGTAAATCTATTGTTAAAAAATCTTTGTGACATATCATTTAAAGATGAATTTGTTCCATTTTTTAGATCTTCTCTTATTCCTTCACGTAAACTTTGTTGATCATTAAGACTAGGTTCTGAAAAGTCTAAGTCGTAAAATTCAAAATCTTTTATTATTTCGCTACTGTTAAACTCTGGAACATTTAAAACTGCAAGATATCTTCTATTTTCTCCTGCTTCGTCAGATATACTTTTATTAAATATACCGTGACCAACTTCAGGAAAAGAAAGAATATCGATTTCACAATTCGAATCATCTGTAATTATTTTATTTGCTAGTTTATAAGCTGAGTATGTTGGCATCGGACTATTGTTTAGATAGTCTGGGTCTTGTTCTTCGTTTTCAAGCTCTTTTATAAAGGCGTTCTGATTCATTCTATGCTTATCAAAATCAAGAATATTTGTACCATCAAAACCTCCATAAGTAAAAAAACTAAAAGATAGAAATTGAGAATTGTTGCTAGACGCTCCAGAACTTGACTTTAACATACTTTCTGCATTAATATATTCATATTTCAGAGGATTACTGTTGCCGTGTATTGAGTCTATACTGCTAATTTCTTTTCCATCTTTTCTATATATTGCGTAAAGCCAATTAGTAAATCTGTTCTCTACACGCTTTGTCGGATAAATAATTTTTTCTAAATGAAAAAAGTCTCTTTTTGATTGATCTGTAGTAAGATCATAGCTCCAAATATTATGACTTGCATTAATAAAGTTATCTTGGTAATACTTTGTATGATCATAGTATACTGATACGTTGTCTTCTGGGCTTTCGACATGTTGAGAAACTTCAAAACTACATCTCAATCCGTTTTGAAAAATTACATTTTCATCTTCAGAGATTTTAAAGTCATTAAAATTAACACCCCATGAAGACCTTTTAGACAAAATCTCTAAACTCCTAGATGATCTAGATAGATTTTTTGCGTATAATAAAGGAAATTTTTTGACATCACGTAAATTGCTAGCATTAAAAGCAGGATAAGGCAAGAAACCGCATGGTATTAACTCGTGTATATTTAAATCTTCAAATTCAATTTCACTATTTACTTCAACTCTCAAGAAATTGTTTTTTTGTGGATAAATCCCTGTAGTTATTACCTTTTCTGTTAAAAAATCATAATAACTATATTCAGTACCAAAAACTCTGCAAATATACTTTTTACTATTTGGATCAAGTGTTAAATTTGAATAACTTAGTTTTGTTATAAACTTGTTATTTTTTTTACTATAAATTGATATCTCAATAGAAAATTTTGACCAAGTCTTGTTTTTGCTGTCACCTATTCTTAAAGGTGTAATTGTAATTTTAAAATTGTTACCTGCTTCTCCATCATCAAGAGCATGAAATCTAAATAGTTTTTTACATTTATCAATTATATCATCTCTTTTATTATCAAGATCTTTTCTATTTAAAATTTGTGATGTCACCCAAGGAGTTTTTGCTGTTTTGAAAGGGCTTGTAAAGTTTTCATATGACAAACCAGTTTCAGTATCATCGCTTGAAGATATCTTGTGAAAAGTATCATTGTTAATTATCAAGTTTAGCTTTTTGTTAATAAGCGCAGAATGTGGTAAAAACTTAGAGTAAACCAGATGACCTTTAGTTAAAACATGTCTAGGCTCAGTATTTAAATAAGCTTCACTGAAATTGTTTTTTCTATTATTATCAATATATCTTTTGTTATCAGAAAAGTCGAAAAGAGTTCTATAGCTTGCTTCAGATAAGTTTTCTACTTCTATTGGTGAGTCTATTTCTCGTCCTATCAATAAATTTGAACCACTTGTACAGAAAACAACGTGAGTAAATAACTCTTGAGAATTAGAGGATAGACCTTCTTGACTTAAAAAATCATCAAAAGAAGATATCTTTATAATGTCACTTGGGCTTGCAGCGTTATTATATGTTTTTTCCTTAAATGTAGAAGATATAAATAAAGTTTTACCAGCATCAGTCCCTTCAGAAGCTGGATTGCTGTCTTTAAAGCCAGGATTACTAGATCCGCTTACGATGTCTTGCCCTACAATGAAACCACTGCCTGATACGATGCCTAAGGCATCAGGTATGCCTGATTTGCCTATACCTAGAACACGAGTAAAATTAACTTGTTCTCCACCTTGTGTAAACCATTCGCTGACTGCAGCGATTGTATTATTGTAAGACGTCATTTCGTTTGTTTTACCAAACGTATCTTCAAAAGTATTGAGAACACCTGTCCTAGAACTATTAGATTCAAAAACTTGAATATTTTTAGGTACGAAAGCGGGTCCTTTAATAGTAGTCCCAGCAATACCTAAAGTATTTAAAGTCAAAGAAGCAAATTGTTCATTTTTAAATTCTTCAGAAGAGTCTATATTAACGCTAAAAATCTCATCGTTAGTAAGAGTCATTATTTAAAACCTACTTTGCTCATATTATATTGTATTTATAAATAGGCTTAGATTTCTTTTTAGCAAAAATTAAAATTTACTTACATGAATAGTATTAAACACTGTTAGAAGTTAAACAGTGTTTAATTATTAGTACTGCAATACGCAGTTATCAAACCTAATATCCATTGTGATTTCCATCGGCTGGTCGTCGTCGTAGCCTACATCGCCAAAGTTAGCACTTTGCAAATAAGCTCCTTTGATATCCCAGAGCTCAACAACTGTACCGACAGGGTCAAGCATCTTAAGCTGGCAATCTCTCTTATAGAAATCTGCATAGCCACTACGACCACTAACAGATTCAAAGTGAGTTCTAACCCACTCCATAACTTGTTGAGCGCCGCTAGGTGCAATTGGATCGTACAAGACAACACTGATAGTACTAAAGGTTGTCTTACCTGCTAGGTAACGAGTACTATTCATAAAGTTGATAGTTGTCTCGTTTGTTGAGTACTGAGGTCGAGCTGCTGATTTAATAAGAAAAGCATCAATGCCTTCAATCGCAAAGATCCATCGATTTTTTCTTTTTGGCTCAAACTTGTTTGGAATCATTTCCGTGACTGAAAGTGTCTCTGCCATTTC